CGGCTTCTGACAGTGCTTTTTGCATATCCCCTCATTTGACCACCATCAGGCAACTTTCCATCTTGTGTTCGCCTTGTAATCATTAATAAAGCCATATTAGAAACCTTTTTAAGTGCAGTATCTATCGCAGACCTTTGTTTCCTTGATATTTTTTTTAATTCCTTGATAACTTCAATATTATTTATATTAACTTTTACTTCCATTATCTCACTAATCTTAAATGATGAATTGGCTCTTTTTCACTATCACTTACTGAACCTCCACCATCTTCGTCATATTCTACACCATCTCTTAAAACAGATTGAAATTCCTCGTCATATCTATCTCGGTAAAAATCAATCTGTACCTGAAAAGCATCTTTGCCCTCGCCAGTATCTGGGTCTCGCCATTTAGTTAATTGTGGGTAGATGTATTTCCATAAAGCTAAATATACAACGGATAATTCCCATTGTGCATTTGTAAGTTTACTGCTTGTCATTTCAACAGAAGTAACCTTTGTTATATCTTTATAGCGAACTGTATGCCTATATCTTTCCCACCATTCCTCACGAATACGTCTTAACACATCATTTTCAGCAAATTGTATTTGGTCTGCAAAGTCAGTTATGCCAAAACCTAATATGTCTGGTTGGATTTTTTGCAAATGAGCATTTGCCACACTAAATTCTGTTGTAGCCATTATTTAGCTTTCTTTTTTGGTTTTTCTTCAGTTTTATCTTCTGTTGATTCAGAATTTAAATCTTCTTCAACTATTGTTTGGTCTTTTGGTTGCTCTGCTACTGGCTCTGCTTCAACTGGCTCTTTTTTAGGTTGATTTTTCTCATCGTGAAGTTTCCAACCCCTTTGCTCCCATATTTTAACATTTGGCTCATATTGTATTCGCATTCTTTCAATAATATCGCCTTTTTTATTAATTAATTTTACCATTTCCATAAGTTTATCCCTTAATAAAAGGGGTGGTTTCCCACCCCATTAGCTTTAACTAGCTACTGAATCAGCAGTTAATTTAACTCCATAACTATCGTGAAGTTCACTAACTCCATAAACTGCAGTTGCTACAATTTCATCTGCTCTTAATGAAGCATCTCTTTGAGATTCTATCTTAAGGTCTTGCATCATAGCTAAACCCAAAGCATCTTGAGCAAAAACTGCACCAATACTATCATCTGAACCATCAACTGTAATGTTGGCAGATTCAAATATCTGTATTCCAGCAATACTTCCAACAAAACCACTTCTCATAGCTTCGTTTGAAAGGTCTGTGCTTAAACCAGCAAAAGTATTTGTTAATGATTTTTTAACATTAAATATTTGCTTTGGGTGGAATACACCAAAATATGGTGCTGGAACTGCATTTGTTTTCAATTCGGCTGAAGCTTCAAATATGTCTTGAACAGTAAGTTCTTGACCAGCACCTCCAGCTTTTTCTGTAGAAAACCCAGTAAACAATGCTGATAAGTCTGCGTCCATTTTTCTTGCTATAGCTTCACCAAATAATCGCCCTATATCTCCAGCAACATTTCTTGATGCTGAATTTCTAGCCAAATCGGTTAGTGTAGTCATAATTCCAACTTCAGATGCAGTTATTGTAACTGAACTTGGATTTACTGCCGTATTGGATAAATCTGATGCTTCACTTACTGCACCAGCCGATACCGTTGCATATATAGGTACTTCAACAGATTTGCCACCTCCAGCAATAGTGTAATTTCTTACGAGGTTTCTCATTATTGATTGCTCATTCGCAACGAATAAAGCTTCTGCAACTATCTCGGTATATAGTTCCGAAATGGTTGAACTGGTTGTCTCATTTGCCATGTTTCTAACTCCTTATAAATAAAACAAATTTTAAGTTTTTGAATTAATCACATAAGGTTGCGAACTTCTTTGCTTTCTGTATTCTGCATATCGTTCTCTATCTTTTGGATTATTCATATCTAAATCCTCAATATTGAAACTGGTGTTGAGTTCACCCCTAACCACATTTGACACCGAGCCACTACCACTAGGAGAAGCAGTAACAAAGTGAGGGTTTTGTGTCAAAAACTCTTGCACTAATTCGTCAGTAGTCAAAAGTTCACCCATCTTGTTATATCTTGCGATACCATTTTTATCAAGAATTTCTACATTTCCGTTTTCATTTAATTTTATATTCTTACTTAATAACTCTACCACTTGGTCAGGATTTATAGCTTTATTTTTAGATGCAGACGATAATAAAGATTTATTTATTTTAATATCTTTAAGTTGATTTTCTAAAGTTAACTTTTCTTTATTCCATTCTTGAGTTTTGCTTTTAAGTATTTCTTCAAACTCGCCTTTTTGTATTTTTTGTTTTTCTTCGGTTTCTTTTTGAGTTTTTACTAAATTTATTGCATCATCTAAATTTTCCACACCAAGCTTTTTATTTATAGAAGATTGTTCTCTTCTAACTCTAATATCAACTCTTTCATTTAACTCGTCTTGAGTAAAAAGTCTTTCTTTTGGTTTTTCTGGCTCTACTGGTGTTTCAACAACTGTATTTTCTTCAGTTGTTTGCTCTACTTTTTGCTCTTCCATTCAATTCTCCATAATTGTAGTTTCTTTATAGCAAACTTTTTTTATAAAATCCACTAATCTTCGTCTTCTGGCTCAAGCCAATTATAATTACCCTCTTTTTCTGCTATTTCGTATAATCTTTGAAACATTATTTCATCATAACTAGCATAATACAATGTATCTTCTTCTTGTAATTCTCTGCCAATAATTCTAAACCTTTGATAGTCTTTTAGAGTTATATTTTCTTTTTCAACTATTTCTCCAGCTTCTGCAATTATTTCTCTCATTTTAACACCTCATTTTCTAAAAATTCTATAAATTTAGGGTCTACTAATTTTTCTTTCCCCATATGATATAGACTAAAGTTTTCTGCAAACCATTCTTTTGTATTGGAATTAGAATATCTTGTTGCACCTCCATTAATATTTTTGCCTAACATTGCTCGTTCAATAGGTGGGATATTCCAATTTTCAAATGTTTTATTTTTCATTTGATGCACCTGATGTCCAAATTCATGGTAAAGTATTTGTCTAAATCTATCCATTTCATCATCAAAATAATAAAAAGCATTGTGTGGTCTTACCCAAGTATCTCGTTTTGTTTTTCTTTCTAGTTTTACTAATCCCTTAAGAGGTAATGTAGTGAATGTATCGGCTAAACCTTGCTCATCAGCATACAGACCTTTTCCTAAAAAAGGATTTCTAAACTTTCTTTCGGTATCTGCATCAACTTTTTTTCTGTTAAAATACTTTTGATTTATAGATAAATTTCCGTCTCCCATTGACATTAATGCTCGTCTTTTAGCAGTAACAGTTATAGACCTTAATTTTGGCACTTTATATAAATCTGCTAAATCATCTAATTCTTGCATTATAGCATTTAATTGACTTGCTATTTCATCATCTAATTTTTCAACTCCAGTAACCTTGCCAACATTACTTGTTCTATATCTTGACCTTGCAAGGTATCTTTCGTCTTTTGCATTTTTCGTTATTTGTCTTTGTAATCTATCAGAAATAATACTGCTTGAAACTACATCTATATCTTTTTCTTTTACTGGCTTTTTAAGTGATGATTTAGTGGTTTTAATTTCTTTTTCTGGTTTTTCTTCAACTTTTGGCTCATCTGGAATTTCATCAACAGTTTCTTCTAGCCATGCTGGGTCTGTTGGAATCCAAGTATGTCTGCATCTATAACCACCCCTGACTATAAAAGGGTCTCCAGTAGATTTGCCACCCCAACTTCTATTATTCCACATATCCCTTATTTGCTTTTCTGTAAGGGTTTTATTTAACATACTAACACAAAATTCCCTACTATCCCTGACTAAAGTTCCAGTATAAGTAAAATGATTTAAACCAGCTTCTTTTGCCTTTGAAACTGTAAATTGACCATGAAACTGCATCACACTATCATGTGCTATTTGACCAGCATATTTTCTTAAATTATTCCCAGCCCTATCACTAGCATATTGAGTATGTAATTTTTTGACTGCTTCTTCCACTTGTAGTTTTTTTGTGCTATCAAATTTGTTTTCATTAACAAAGTCCACTAACTCATTGATTTCATTGATGTTTGATTTCTTATAAACTCCATTAATATGTGAACGAATATTGCTAACCATATCTTCAAAAGGTCTACCAGCTATTGTGCTTTGATAAACCTCGTCATTTATTATTTTTGAAAATCTTTCTGCAATATCTTCAAACCCTGAAAAACTTTGATATTTTAAAGCATTTATTGTTTGCAAATTTACTTCAGTTAAGTTTTTAAATTTATTTGGAATAGGCATTTTTCCAAAAGTATCTAAAACCTCTTTTGCTATTTTATTATATTCATCATTAATTATTAAATCAGCTTCATTAAGAAAGTTATCTTCAATAGCTTTTTTTATTTGAGGTCTTAATTGGATTGCTAGTCTTTGTGATACCAGTTGTCCTTTAGTTGCTTTTGTAACTTCTTTTATTACATCTTCTTCAAGTTTGTATAAAACATTGATTATTCGTTCTTCATGCTGGTCAGCTAATTTTTCTAATATTCTTGACATTCATTATAATGGAAAATTCTTTTTCCAAGCCCTTATAGACCAATATGCTGGTGATAATGTTTTCTGACCTTTAACCTCTTTTAGCACCCCACCCATTCTAGCTAAAAAGGATTTTTGCCTAGCTGGAATATTCTTTTTAATACTCATTCCCCTTGCACCAAAAGTTACTTTTTTAATTTTCCCTGAAGATTTATTTTTTACATAAACACCAAATTTTTTTCGTTTAGATTCTGTAGTAGATAATCTAAATGGTTTATTAAGCTTTACTTTTTTTCCCTGATATTCAGCCATCTTTAAACTCTACTGTAGATTTACATAAAATACATTTATAAATATTTTTTAATTCTGTTTTTTTTAGTACACATTTACATTTTACACATAGTTTCATCTTTTTTTCCTAATTAATTCACAATGTTTCATGTAAAAATGATTGCCTATTTTGTTAAAAAATTTAGATAAAGACAAATAAAACCATGTCATTTTTTTTTCCTTTTGACTGCTCTTTTTATAATATCTTTATCAAATGAACCTGACCTACCACGACTTATTAGTTTATTTACTCTTGCCATAGCCCAAGCATTCATTGACATTCTGGGTCTACTACCACCTGAAAGAAAAGCACCTTGCCCTCTTCTAAATGATGCTTTTAAATCAGCTAAACTAAACAATTTTGATTTTTTAGCTTTTGCTTTTAATGATTTTGATGTTGATGCAGATAAAGGTTTCCTAAATTTACTTGCCATTATGCTTTTGTCCTACTTTTTAACAATGATAAAGGTATTTTAGCACCACTCTTATATAAAGAACTAACTTGTTTTAATAAACTTGCTCTTCTACTTCTTTTTGCACCTTTTAAACCTGAAAGATATTTTTTAGGTATTTTTGTTTTTTTATCTTTTGGAACTCTACGTCTCTTCTTCAACTGTTTGTCCCTCTACTTCTGTTGTTCTAAATTGACCTATTACAGTTCTTGCACTATCTATTTCATCATTTATGGTTTTAATAGCTTCATCATTATCAATAACTGCATCAGCTATTTGTTTATCTAATTCTTTGTTAAAAGTTTCTGATTTAACTCCACTAGCTTTTGCCATTTGTAAATACTGCATATCATTTGCCCAATCCCTTATATCAAAAGTATCTGGATAATTAATTGTGCCATCAAAATCCTTATTTAACCATTTAGCAAATAATGACCATATATGTTCCTCTGCATTTTCTAAATAATCAGCTTTTTCCGATAATCTTGCATTTAATAACTGAAATTCAGTTTGTAAAGCAATCCCACTAGCTATTTGTGAACCAGTAGCCCTAACTGAACCCATGTGTGTTATTCTATCAATAGCATCAACTTTGTTCTGTATGCATTTCATAATTCCATCTAGGTTTTGTCCACTAGGTTGAATTATGTATGGTCTTAATTGTGCATCTAAATCCTCTGGTATTTCTATTATTGAACCAGCACCAGCACTAGCTTCAACATTCGGTGTTTTAACTAAACTTGGGTGGTTTGCTAATCTAATTAATTGCTCTTTTTCTGAATAATCGTTGTAAATAGATTGTTGTAAATGAGCAACATCAGATAAATCACTAATGCCAATAGGTCTTTTATGTCCTCGTAAATTATAGACATTTACTGCTGGAATAACACCAATAGGATTTGGTATTTCTTCAATTAACCTACTTCCACCAGTTTTAACCTCTTTTTCATATTCTTCCACTTCATAGGTGCTTATTGTTTCTTCTGTAAATACTTTTACAATGGCTCTTTCTGCATTTATATCTTCAACAATAACCAAATAGTCTAGATAAAATCTTCCACTTGATGCTCTACTATAATTCCAGTTAACAACATTTTCTGGTGTATATATTGAAACATAAGGTCTAATATCTTGTTCTAATTCTTCTGCTTTAGTTTTTGCATTTGTTTGAGGTTTATCCACTACTACCCAGCAATTTCCATAAATACTGGCATTCATCTGTACTTCCCTCATTACAGTATTAAATGAACGACCATCTAAATCAGCATCTTTTATAAATGATAATAATTGTGGGTCATTATCTAAATTGCCATAATCTCTTGTGGG